TATTATTTATGGTAGCACATTCTATATTCGGAATTATGGATATATTTATTCAAACCAGTAAAATAAAAGATGATGATGAAATTGATAAAACAAATTAAAAAACAAAAATGGAAGTATTTAATTTTCAGGACTGGGGAAGTCCTAAAGCATTTTGGAAAGGATTAGTATTAGGGTTAATGGCATTTGGTTTGCTATTAGTTACAATATTGAGTATTATTTAAGATTAATAAACAAAACAGAATAAATTATGACACGACAAATTCAATTTGATATCTTTGAAACATGTATTCAATGTGGAGTAGAAACGGATATATTAAAAACAACTCATATAGATTTCAGAATTGGATATATTGAGGGAGCTGGTCAATTATGTAGACAATGTTATATGGTAAGTAATAGAAACCTAATAACAATAGATGAAAGAACAATTTTAGATACACCAAATGATAATGAATTAGGTGCAAAAATAAGAAGAAAATATTATGAAAACAAAACGAGATAGGTTAAATGAAATTGAAGACATTGGATTTTTTCTTACAATTATGTTCGCATCAATTGTAATAGGATTCAATTTAATAACACTAATAACAAAAATATTTTCATTATGAAAGAGATATACTATGACATAGGACAATTCTATTGGAATAAAGAAACAAATACTTTCACTGCAGATGCGTGGGATTTGATGGCAACATTACCAGATGGAACTATTCACCCCGAATCTTTCCCAAATGGAAAAAGGCAATTCATTATAAAAAATTATGAAACTGAAGGGTTTAGACGTTTTGAATTTGTTAACGAAGAAAAATTATTTTACCATTTCGGAGCAACGGACGATGTTCACGAATGTATTGATTGGGTTTTTAAAAGTGAAGATGGCATTATGTGTTCTATATGTGTAAAACCATAAAGTAATGATGTTAATAAGATTGATATTTGGTTTACTATGCGCAGCATTTATTCCATTGGGATTATTGAAACTGGTAATTTGGTATAGTGATTCACAAAGTGATAAAAATAAGTAATGGAATACTTTATAACTTTACCTGATAGGATTTCAAAAGATTATTTTAATTTGGGAATTGATTTTGCACCCATGTCTATAACAGGTACTCATATCGTTACAAATCAAGAACATATCTTAATAAGTTTAAGAGCATATGGTATCACATTGGATAATCGTTATATAAAAGAATATAGTATAATAAGAAACGATACCAATACAATAATAAAAGTAATAGTATGAAACTAATATATATGGCTAAAACAATTGAATACATTGTTAATCAATCGGCAGGAAATCCTGAAGTAATAAAGTGGGCAACTGAAATCATACAGAACAATGAAGTCAAAGAAACAAAGCAAGGAACGAAATATATTTTAATAACTTAAACAAAAACAACAAACCATGAAAAGAAACGAGTACACGCCCTATGTAATAATAGCTTATGTATTATTTTGGGCAATAGTGATGTCTTTATTTGGATGTACCAATAATCTATATGTAGGCAAAGGATATTCAAATTGCCCAACAAATGATAAAACCTATTTCTATAAACGAATGGGAGTCAAAGCACCAAAACAATATATGAAGTGGCATAATCAATAATTAAATAAAATTATGTCAGCATCTGAAAAGAGAAATAAAATAATAGCACAACGGGTAGTTAGTGCTATTGTTTTTTTAAGTATAATAGTGATAGTAGCATTTATATCTTATCAACAAGGGTATCGGAAAGGAATAGTAAAAAACTATTTGAAAACTAGAAAAAGCAATTAAATAAAATGCTTGATATAAAAAACATAGATAAATTAAGTAACGAATACAAAGATTTGACAGGTATAGCAAATTTTATGATAACCGCTGACCAATATAAGTTTCATATACATAATAAGGAAACGAATGAAGTTACTATATTCTGTTTGAAACGAAACGCAGACCACTTAGGTTTTTATAAACTTTGGTGTCAAAACAAAGCAGTAGCACCTGCGGGCTTACCAATTGAGGATATCAAAGATGTAAAAGAATTTATAAAATGGATTAACTATTTGAATGGTGATGTATGGCCGAAGAAGCAATGTTAAAAAAATACGAAGTTGTTAATACTGAATATGAAGTAAAAAATTATAATGGTAACGTATCAGCTTTTTTTAATGTTTTCAAATATGATTTTATTAGTAATATAATAAAACAAAATAAAATTTGGGAGCATAATTTACATTACGTTTTTGAAAGATATATAAATAAAAATTCAGTTGTTTTAGAAGGTGGGTGTCATATAGGGACACATAGTATAAAACTATCAATGTTAGCAAAGCAAGTACATTGTTTTGAACCATTAAGGGAATCCAATACCTTATTAAGAAAAAACATTCACAGAAACAATTGTAATAACATAGTAGTTTATAATGAGGCACTTTCAGATATTGAAGGGACTAGTAATTTTGCTTGGATGTTAATTTCTAATGTAGGAGCAGCTGGTTTAAACGATAATCCAATGGGCATTCACAATACTGGTATACTAACAAATGAAGCTGAAATGTATGAAGTGAAAATAATTACAATTGACTCACTTAATTTAGATAAGCTAGATTTTATAAAATTAGATGTTGAAGGTTATGAAACAAAAGTAATAGAGGGAGCTATGAATACTATAAAAAAATGTAGACCTATTATTACTTTGGAGTGCTGGTCCAATTGGTTTGGACAAACTGATTTAAATTACACTAAAAAACAATTCAAAAAGTTACTTGAACTAAACTATTCAATAAAACAAATAGGTACTGCTGACTGGTTATTTTTACCAGATACTCACAATACCCGTTTAATATAAAAGTAACTATGTTAACAATACAAAGTATAAAGGAAATAGCAGGCACTCAAATAAAAGAATGGAATGTAGATAGTGTTGTAATAGATAGGGAAAAATACATAATACAAATTAATCGTACCAATTCTTATCCCAGTTTCTTTATTTATTTAGATAGGAAACGAATAAGTAAAGGCAGGTATAACTTAAGGGCTAATATCCATAATCAAATGGAGCAAATGTCAATACCAATATCGTGGCTAGAAACAAAGGCAGAGTTCCTTGAAACAATTGGATTATTTCTACATAAATTCATTATACCAATAGCAATAGGTAAAAAGATAATCTAACCCGTTTTTCAAATTCATTTCAAATCTGACAAGTATAATAAAAATAATTCAGCAAAGAATAATAATACTACAAGTAATACTCAATAAGATAATAAAGAATAACAATATGAATAACAAGAAACTAACTATACTAAACATAGATAAAGCCATAACAATAAAGAACGATAAGTTAGAAGTAATAAACGTAATAAGAAAGGATGGTGCCTATATACTGAAACTGGAACTAAACCCGGAACTAAACCTTCCACACACTGCCACCTGTGTAATAAGCAGATACCAAACCAACGAACAATGGAGTGTAGATGTCCAAGGTATCGGTATATTCTTATTAAAGCAACCGCATGTTACACTACCAACACTAAAACATTTAGAAGGCATCCTAGATACTCTAATAAATAAAAGATAGTGTATAAAAAAAGAATGTGTCAAAATAAATAGTGAAGTGGTAATTTGTGGGTAAAAGTGGGGAAAGGTGTTAAAGTGTGTTAATTAGTGGGTAGATGTCAAAACCGATAGTGATATACAAAGAGGGGACAATAAAACGATATCGGGTGTTAGTATGGATTGAATATAAGTAAAGTCCCACCCACGCTGGCTCCCGGCTCATTTTTTGCTACATAGGGGAAAGGCACACGCTGAAATAAATTCAATTCAATGCAATGTAGTGGGGTAAAGGGGTTACGGAGATAGTGGATTTAGCAAGGCTCTGTAATGAGCATTTTATAATATCTAATAAAATAATAAATACTTAGAGAATTTCTAACGCGACATGGCGTGACGTTAGTGGAATGCGAATTCTTTTGGATGATCGTTTGATAATTTTCAAAAACCTGTGCAACTAACTGATAATCAATCGGTTATGTGTGGGGGATTTTGTACGCATATAGTGTATTGATTATCAGCGAGTTACGTGCCGGTCCCAAAAATAGTTTCAAAAAGTTTAGTTTATATGGAATATTTTTCGTATCTTTACTTAGTAAAGTTAATCATTCAACCCCAATAGGGGGTCACATTAAAAAAAAACCATATATGTACAAACCTTTAGAATTTCAAGAGTATCGTAAAAGTAACGTATCTCGTCTCGCTCAAATGATTGAGAATCCCTTTAAGAATTTTTCGGCTACTAAATTGTCGAATAGTGTTAAACCAATGAGTATCGTATCGTTTACGGATATCTTTGGAAAAACACATAGTATCAAATGTACTAACAATACGAAAGTAAAAGAGGCGATGGCTTTCTTTTCAGTATTGAAATCTGATACTGCTACTTTGAAAAACATTCTTTCAGAATATCCATTGAGTTATGGTAGAATCCCTAAGAGGTTTTTAAAAGAACTTCGTAGTGAATTGAAACCTATGGGTTTTTCAAATGAGTTTATCACTAAGGTTGCTGGTTATTAATCAGTAACCTTTTCCGTTTCACAATCACCAATTAAAAAATAAATTATGAGTAAGAGTAAATATAGTATTAAAAAAGTAAATAGAGTAATGAGAGTAAAATCAGAAGGATTTGAACCTACTACGTTTGAAGTATGGAAAGTATCTGGTCCTAAAGGTTTTAAAAAGTATTTCGTTAGTAAATCAGATGCTACGGCGTATGTGAGTAAGATAACCGATACTACCTTAACGGTTGATATGGTAAGAAACATTATGAACGAAATAAACTATAAATAATATGATAACAATTTTTGAAGCCTTAGTAATCTCAACCCTTACCATTTTGGTATATGTAGTTGGTAAAGCCTTTTATGAAACCTATATAAAACAATAATATGAATTTAGAATTAGACTTATTAGAACTGAACGCACTATATGTAGCCGTTAGTAACCACGTTAAGAAAACACAAAGAGATGCTGAGAACTATCCATCGGATTTCTTTCAGACACAGGCTACCCTAACTGAAATGTTAGCTGAGAAAATTCAATTGGCCCTTTATGAAAAGTGTGATGAATTGGATATTAACTTTGAATCAGATGAAGATGATAACAATGATGTTGAATTAGAATCATTGAAATTACAATTGGCAATACTGAATGATGAACTATCACATTACGTTAATAAGCGTGACTTCACTATGGCTAATAGAATATCGGACCAGATTGAAGAGCTTGAAGAACGTATTGAGGAATTGAAGTAATAATTAAAACGTAGTTTAGTATGAATAGGAAAAAACGAAGTGATAGAAATCACATTATATATGAAATTGTAAACACCATTAATGGTAAGAGTTACATAGGTATCACAGCCGCTATAGGTAGAAGGTTTAACTACTCAGCTAAACTACGTTTACAAAAACATTTTAGTAGAGCAAGACGTGAGAATAAGGAATGGGCATTGTATATTGATATGCGTGAGAACGACCAGAGTGTATACGACTTGTTCATTGTGGATGTAGTGCGTGGTAAGAAACTGGCACATCAAATAGAAGTAGAACTGATAAAAGAATTCAATTACGAATTAAATAGTACACATTAAAATAAATAGTATGAGTAAGAATAAGATAAAAGAAATTAAGTTAGGTAAGCGTGGTTACAAAGCCATTATTAAGAATAAGAAATTCGACTTTGGTGAAGGTAGATGTAACTATGAAGTGATTGAACTATCCGGTCCAAAAATGGATAAGACACGTATCTTTGTTGATGAAGAATCGGTCCGTAAGTTTGTTGAGCAAATGGAAAGTGAAAATAAACATATTAAGCTTGAGACATCATTGATTAAGAATGTTCTAACTAAGAAAGAAAAGCGTGAGGTACTTGCTTCAAAAGAGTTAGGTGAAATGTTACCTGAATTGGAAGCCGTAGTAGATGCATCATTTAGGGATAACAATGCGAAGAGACCCGAAGATACTGATAAATAAACATATTGCCGGCCGTGGATATTTTTTTCTATTCATATTCCACTAAGCCGGCACCCTTATTACAAAACAATTAAAATAAATAAAATGGCATTTACAAAAACACCTGTACATATAACAATCCCAACTGATTCACCAAACGAAATTTGGGAAGCCAAAGTGGGATGGGATTCGGCTAACAAAAGAATGATAGCTAAGGTATATCAATCTTTATACTATGTATTACAACATTCAATACTTAAACCATCGTGGGTTAACGTAGTAAAACATATGTTAGCAATGGATGATAGAGACCCAAAGAGTGTATGTATATACGGATACTATGGGACAATCAGCCGGATATTGAAAGATATTAAAGTGATTAAGTATGATGGTCGTAAGTTGGTCCCCGCTGAGAATTGGGATCGGTTCTATTCTAACGAAGATTGGAGCTGGTTTATTACCAATACCAATAGTAGCGGATATGGTAAGATAGTAAAGTAATAATAGTCAGGTGGGCGTAATGAGGAACGGTTTCCGAGTCCAGTAATGGTTGCTTATCCGGTTCGAATCCGGCCCTGACTGCAAAAAATAATAAAATGAGTAAAGTTAAACAAAATACAGGTGGTAATCCATATCTAAATGGTTTACAATTCAAAGGTGAATTACCAATTGCCTTAAGCAATATTAAAAAGCATTTCGGTAGATTTGAAAAAGCAGGACGTAAAAACATATACCTTGTTAACAACAACGGTTCACCCTTCTACGTTTGGATAACATCAGCACCTTCTAATCTGAAATTTGATTCAGCTATTAAAGGTATCATTAAAGAGTATGGTAGTTATCCCGTATATGTTTACTTTACTAGAGATATAAAGACATATCCAGCAATGGGCGGTACATATTGGAATAAAATAAAATCAGTTTATTCTAACGCACCTCGTTCATTCAAAGGTGCAATAATGGGACTAGATGAAATGAATAAAGAATTTGCTAAACAAATGGCGAACGGAATTAAGATACCTTTGGAGTTTAATCGTTTTATGGACCTAACCAATGGTGTTGGAGTTAGTATTGATATGTTACTAAAGGAATTGGGTGGCGTTACAACCAAACGTTTGAAAGTATTGATGCCGGCATTGGAAGCAATGATAAGAGCAGCAAAATAAATTTGGTAGTTTCAGAAAATTGTTGTATATTGTATATAACAAAGAAACACCAACAAAGATACAAGCGAAGCTGAGGTAAAAGGAAGCCGCCTCAATGGAGCTTGAATATTATAAACATTAAAGGCAACCAAAAAAACAACATGGCTAAGAAAATTAGTACAAAAGTGAATTATCAGGTAACAGAATTAGTAAACAACCTAAACGAAGCAGCAACTACGCAGAGTGAACAGAAGCGTGACTTCTTTACAACTAAGGCATTGTATAACGCTAAACGTTTGAGCACCATCCTTTCAACTGCGAAAGTAGGAGCAATGATGTTGGTAGTAGCATTCAGTTTGATGGCTTGTGGAAGCAATGCTTCATCTCAACCTACGGATGCTGCAACTGAATCAGTAGCACAACCAGTAGCCGATACAGCAGTAGCTCCAGTAGCAACAGCTGATTCAGCTAAGTAAGAGCTAGGTGTCGGACGGTTTCATAGTGGTTATTCTCAAATCTTCACAAACGAATTAGCCGGCACCTATTAAGCGGAGCTAGTGTAACGATAGCACATCAGTCTTCCAGATTGAATGAGGTGGTTTAATTCCATCGCTCCGCTCTATCTATCGTGGGTATCTCAAGAATATGGTTATTCTCCGATTTTACTTTACAATAAAAACCCCCGATAGTATAGGGATAGTGTGTGAGAACGCTATCCCTTTTTTTTATTAAAATGTGGCAAGAATGATAAACCTAAATACAAAAATTGAAAGCTTAGGTAGAGTACCGACTGTGCGTATAGCTAATATGGCATTACGTTGGTGTAAGCAAACGTTGGGAGTGAATAACAGAAAAAAATATCAGCCTGTTTGGTCCATCCGTAAAGGATATGACGGTGATACATGTGGTGAGTATGATGCCGAAGATAATGAGGTCCTAATATATTGGGATAACATTATTGACGTAGATGAACTGATTCGGACATGTATACACGAATGGACGCATCAGAATCAACCAATAACAACTAAGTATTGGAAATACCCTGGCTCATATAGTAGAAACCCATATGAACGACAAGCTAAATACGCTGAAAAGAAGTGGCTACCAATAGTATGGGAACATATAAACAATAAAATAAATAAACGATGAATTTAGAAACTTACGATTTTGAAATGTTCAGTAAAGCTGGAAACAACGCATGTCGCTCAGTAGTTAAAAAAGCAACCAATAAAATTACAGGTACTAAACGTATTACTCAAGAAGAAATTACGCAGTATTGTACAAATCTAATTAAAAAGGTTGAAGTGAAGCATGGTGAAGTATATGATAGCGAACCAGTATGGCATATCGCTGAACTTATTAACCAGTCTCTAACGGAAGTCGGTTATGGATTCAAATTATCTAGATACGATTTTTAAAATATAAACAATAAAATAAACACAATGAAAAAAAGTACAATTATCGCAACAATCGACCATGTTATCCATCACGACGTTATGCAAGCATATCCATCTATCTTTACAAAGGATGATGTGATTAAGTTACTACGTGATGTTGAAGGAGTATTGGTGCAAGAATCTGAATTTGGTGAACCAGCTGTTACGGATGAAAGTAAACCTATTCTATTGAACGATGGACAAGTGAAGTCATTGGCTCTATGTATAACAGATGCTATATGTTCGTATAATGATACTCAAGCCCTGATATCTGATTATGACTTATCAATGAATTATAGAGAAGTTGAAATTGATAGTATATCGTTTGACGATGGCAATATTGAGGATGCCGTTAAAGAAGGTATCAATGAATGGATTAATAACAATACAAATAATTAATATGGAAGAAGCAATAGATATTCTAAAGCATTCAGAGGTGGTCCTCATGAAGAAGATTAAAGGCCTGCAGGATGGTAAACCCAAATGGGCAGCAAGTGAAAAGCTTAGGCAATTACGATACGCTATAGATGTATTAGAGGCACATAACTCATTGGATGAAATGATAAGAGATGATGCAGATGAGCTATTAGTTGATATATTCACACAGAACCCACCAAAGTATAACGTATGAGACAAGTGATTATATGTGCTGAATGTGGTGGTCTAAACATATTACAACGTGAATGGGTATATGTAAATGATGGAAGCACTATGCTAGATAGCGGTCCTACATTTGAATATGAAGACCAATGGTGTAATGATTGCAATAAGCATGTGGACTTTAAAGAGAAGTCGGACAACCCTAAGTAAAATAAAAAAAGCAAAGCATATGAGTAATAGTATAAAGCAAATATCGACAGAGAGATTAATCGAAATAGAACAAGAGAGATACATAACACAGGGAGATAAGCAATTCCAGAAATGGTGCAAGGATTTTAGAATAGGTATAATGTATAATGATAGAAGTGGTATAGATAATGCAAACAGAATGATGGCACAATGGATAGATAGAGAAGAAGCAATGATTTTGAATATGCCTGACTTCATAAGGCGTATGTATTCATAACCATTATATAGTATATAGTAACTAACAACTAAACAATGTATGAGATAGCATACACTACATAGTATAACAATAGTAGCCTCAACTAAATGAGTGAAGCCGTAGCGAGTAAAATCGTTACGGCTTTCACGTGCTCCGCCGTGAAGCCCGCTAAGAGCGTGGCTAGTAGGGGGGTTGAACTGAATATCATGTAAACCGAAAAAAAAGTTTTAGCAGAGGCCGAGTCGGGTCCGCTTAAATACCGAGCCTGGTTTTTTCGCTATAGGAAGCAATTATGATATATGAGTTGACACTCACATCACCTCTTTAACTGAATTTAATTTACCTAATGTGGAAAAGATGTTGTAGAAAAAATTAAAAAAAGTTAATAGTTATAAAAGACAGCATTTAAAGCAGACAGCATTTAAAGCAGACAGCATTTATAGCAAATAATAGCAGACAGCACTTTAATACTGAATTTGAATATTTATATGTATGAAAAACGAATTACGATTAAAAGAACTATTGGGTAAGATTTTATCTGAACCCAGATGTGAACAATTACCCGATGAATCTGAAGAAGATTATTTACGAAGATGTGGTAATTGGAATTTTGGTAAAGAAACTCAGTTAAGATACGACCAAACGCATGGTACGTTTCGTAAACCAAATATAGTAAGGGAACAATCCGAACTTACTGAAAAAGTATTTATGGAGTTCGCTAAGAAACGTTTAGAGGGAGCAACAAAAATTTCAGATAACGCTAAAGCAAAAGGTGGACCGGCATTGTTAACATATAACCACTTTGTAGTTAAACTACCTTACTATGAGAAAGCATCTAAAGGTGAATTCAAATTTGATTTAGCAAAAACAGAATTGAGTAATTATACATCCACATTTTGTAATTTAGGTAATAACGTTGAAATAGACCAAATAGAATTTCAGAAGTTAGTAGGGTTAATAGAAGTATTAGGTGAATTAAT